GTGGATGACCAAAGATTACAACTGGTAGCACAATTAAATATGCTACCAGTTGCTTGCTAGAATTAGAAATCTAATGCTATCCAGTCACCAATCATCAGTGAACCATCAGGCGGATTATGACCACTCCATTTAATTGGTACACCGTTAGCATTTTTAGGGCACAATCTGAATCTGCCCATTACGCTTCCAGTTCCTACATTAATAAAAGCAACGGAATTTTCGTCATCATTGTTAGTAATAAGTCTACCTGGCCCGGTAAATGATACCGACATAGCATCGGCAGCATTTATAGGTAAATTATCAACAGTTAGCTTTGACCGAGTATCATTTTGATAAAATTCAAAATTAGCAAGTCTTAATTGAAGAGATCTTACATGCCATTCGGCGCCATCTCTGATATCAATATTAAGGCTTTTTGTAAGAGTTACTTCATAATCTTCATTAACATCTGTGCTGATTCTTACGCCGTCAACAGTATTGTAAAAAAGTGCTTCAAACTGTTGTACATTCCTGAGTGTACCCCAAGGGAGTCTAAATGAACTAACAGATTGAGGTGTGATTAGCCACGGAAAACTACTCCTTGCTGTCCAAGGGTCAAAGGAGATAACACCGGAATAATCGCTTAAATAGTTCACCACAAAGCAATCAAGTATTCCACTTCCAAACCTGTAGAATCTGGTTCCCCACAGGTTGCCGTTACTATCGAATTCCATATCCTCGACTTCATGATACAAGAAACGGTTTTCAACGTCGTTATATGCACACATTCCATAAGTCGTAGGATACATGTTACCACGTTCAAGTTTGCCAGAGATGAAAGCACCAGATATGTCACCAATAATGTATTCGTCATCATTAATAGCAAGTCCCTGTCTGAAACTAGTGTTTGACTTCGGAATAATTTTACCAAAATAATCAAACAATTCTGTGTTTTCATTATAGACGTACAGTTCAAACGCAGTATTCATATAGTAAAGCTTGTGATTGACATGGTCATAACTAATACCTTGGCAAGTACCATTAGTCGCAAATTCAGTGTATGTTGAGAAATCAGGAGCATACAGATAGAAAGCAGGGACACCAACATTATTGCCACCACTTACATAGTAATCAGCGGCAACGCACACACCTTTTCCTTCCCAATAGCAGCAACTATTGGCATGGTCCATAAATACGTTATCGTATTTTGCCACAAGCTGATTTCCAGAGCGTGAGAATTTTCTAACACTGCCAAGTCTTGAATTACTGACAGGAGTAAATACATAAATATCGTCCCCATTAACACAGCAACTCTGAGGATACATGTTATTAGTGAAGAAGTCACCACGATAAACGCTTGGAAGGAGTGTGGGAAATGTTTTCTTTGTTTTCAGTTCATTTACTTCTCCCCTGACCTCTTCGAGTCCTGCATTATAATTGCCAGTATTTACCCAGTATTCACTATTTGTAGGCAAAACACCAGCAGGAACAGGAACTTTGCTTGTGTAGCTATTTCCCAGATACTCAACAATAGTAAGCGGTTCATAGCTCGTATTAGGACTCCACTCGTATGGAGTAGCAAATTTAGGCACATAACGTGCTCCAACATATTGTCTCATAATATCCTCCATTAATATGACAGAACAAGTCTGCCGTATTCGTCTACTTCTTCGATATTAATATCAAGCTCAGTAGTGTTAAAAGTGATTTCTTTCCAGTTGTCAGGGATATAATAGACGATATATCCATCGTCATTAATCTCGACAAAAATCATAGTTGCGATAGAATCTTCAATAATTTTCTTGGCATAATCAGTTGAAAAATTATCAATCCAGTCTTGAACAATTTTAAGGTCAGCTTTCAGTCCTTCAATGTCATCAATAATTTCTTTATCACTGTCAATCAATTTGTTAATATACGTTACAACCTTACAAAGTACTTCATAATAGCTCAAGCTATCATCATAAACGAGAGGAAGAACGCTCTGGCACCAGAAGCGAAAATGTCTCAAAGTAGGCATACACAAACCTCCTACCACAGTTTAAGGAATAAGTCGCTAAGTCTATCGATAATTTCCATATCGATATTCAGGAACGTTTCACGAAACTCTTTCAGCATTGACATGTAACTCTTGCCCGGAAATTTTCCATAAACATGATCGATGTATTCGTCCGTATTACTATACGTTCTATTAAGTTCACTTGTACCTCTACCAGTATTACTGGTTCCTTCATTAAAAGTTCTGACATTATCATTAGTTCCTTCAATATTTCTATCGTTCGTTGTATCTGTTTCAGCATTATGAGTAACTTTTCTTGCGTTGGTAAGATAAGTGTTGTTATCAACATTTGTTAAAGCACCCTGTGGTGTATCAGAATAAACATCCCAAGATGTTTCTGTAAGTTGTACGTTTCCAACATCACCAATGGTCTCATTATGACTTGCATCATCTGTTATTGTTCCGGTATGAGAGCCAGTATCAGACTGAGTTGTTGTACCAGTATCTTTTCCACTTCCACCGTCTTTTCCTTCATGCTCTTTAGTATAATCAGCGTCAGCAAACGGGTCAAATTCAAGCAGTTCACTTTCATACAGTTTGTTGTAATATGGCATGATTTCGTTCATCGTTGTGTCAAGTTTAAGTTTCCACAGTCCAACGGTTTCAAAGCCGATCTCTCGCGTATAATAGTGTTTCAGAATTTTCTGGCAAAGTACACTTCGATAATTTTCGTCAAAGATAGGAAAGTTAAAATCAAAAACCTTATTCCAGCTTTGGCTCAAAATTTCATTAACGTTTGCCTGTCCTTTGCTTGCATCAAGCCCTGCATAATTTTCGCAGATGAAGCGAACTTCAGTGGTATAATAGCTCATTGTATCACCTCGTTCTCAGGTCAGTTACCATAGGTTCTATATGTGCCTTCTCGCCTATTTCGCTTTCAGACAAGATCATATTTTCATCATCTGTCTGTCTGAAATCTTCGCGGTAATCGCATTTAATATCGAGTTTGAACATGTCATTGATTTTATCACAAGCCAGTCTACGCATTGTAATTCTGCTATACCTACTTGCAATCGTGCCGCCCATATTACGGATAACTTCATCACTGACAAGTCTTTCTTTCTTCTGGTAACTAATATTACTGATACCAAGTTCAGTCAGCGCTTCATTCCATATCTGCATTTTTATTTGAAACATCTTATCCGCAACAAACGGAGCACCAGTCATGATAGCACTAATGCCTTTAACATCCAAATCCTTTTCACCAAATATAAACGGATAATTTCCTTCATACTGCTTATACAGATTTTCAAGAGTAAGTCTCTGATTTTCTGAGCATCGAATTAAAACAGGAGTTTTCTGAGCTTTACAGTTAACGTCAATAGCATTTTCAAGATCAGCAAGCCTTCTGGCATAATGATTAACAGTAAGACAGCTTGGCTTTCTCAGATAATTGTTCCAGATAATAACACTATTGTCCTTGTCAAGTTCTTTTCGATATCCGCTTCGGCTATATGCGACTCTTCTATTCGGTTCATCCATAACATCGAACGGACCGTTGAAAATAACAGGTAGGCACAAATAGCCAAGTGTATCATCTTTGAAGAAAATTGTTGCGCCTCTGAAGTATTCAGTTTTTTCGATATAACGTTCGTTGCATGTTTCAGGAAGATTTTGCCATTCAAACATTGCCATGCCCAACTGCATCAAGTTATCTCTATACTTTTGAAAACTTGACGCTTCATCTCTGGTTTCATCAATATCCCTTGAATTACCCCAAGCGTTTCTTTTGTTTCTTGCCATGCTTTCACCCCTCAATCGTTACCTCATTCGGATTTACAAGCGGGGAGTAAATGCCGAAAGTGGCAGTAGTTTTCCAGAACCTAATACCCTTGTCAAATATTGATTGAATTTTTTGAGCATCGTCAGCAGGAATTAAACCGTCAACAGCGCACCCGATTGTTTTGATGTATGTATAACACGGTCTTGCGTCCCTATTAGGAACTCCAACCATATTAACCTTATACCCGTACATATCAAAGAAAGCGTCAATGATTTTGGCATATTCTTCTTTGATGTGCTTTTTATAGAAATAGTAGGTGAGAAGACCGGCCTGATATGTAAGAGATGTGTTCCCATTTCCATGAGACTGTGGGGCTTTTCTCTTATGGTCATAGATTTGACCAACTGCACCAAGAGTAGAACCTATCAGTCCCTTACCAGCGTTGAACCCTTCAAGAGTACCTGTGTTGGCACCATCAGCACCCATTATCCAAGGAGCGAATACGCTTGCCCAACTAGCCGCCAGCCCGAGAGCGGAAGCTCCAATGGTTCCCGCATTCTGAGCAACCCATGCTTTATAAGCATCATTGCTCCATGAACACAGTGGGAAGCCAGTGATTTGAAGCATTTCATTAGGATTTCTACCCGGATATCCCTTATACCCAGCTGGCATTAAAGTAAGTCCACTATTCGGAGAAACATTACCCCATATTTTGCACATACAAGAGATAGGTGTATTGAAATCTTCCCATCTAAATTCAGCGTCATTACCTTGGTTATTGGACACATAAAGCATGTTATATGGATAGCACAAAAGTTTTTTGTTTCTTGGACGATAGTTACCAATCGTATAGCTTCCATCGTTGCGAATGTCAAAGCTTAGATTATATTCAGGAGAAACGCTTCCACCAGTGATAGAGCCAGCAAATTCCCAAGGCATCATAAATAGTGCAACAACACCGTCTGCAAGGAATCTTGGAATTTTAACACCTGATTCAGAAATAACTTCTACGTTCCCTGTGATTGCTTCAAGCGTTTGATTAATTGCATCGACATTGTTTCCAGTAAGTTGCCAAATTGTATAAAACAATCCTGAGAACATGTCTCCCTGCGTAGCTTGTCCATGAATAACTCTACCTCCAGCGTAATCGCCCTGAGCGTCAAAAGTTGTTATCAGGCATACAGCAGGTGAATACTGAAAGAATGTATTTCCAACTTGATCACCACTTGAAACAGGGCACGGTGAATCAAAATACTCACCATGCTCAAGTCCTTCAGGGACGGTATGCTCACCAATTTCATCAGTAACAGTATGCTGTCTTTCTATGAAACACTCCAAAAGAGAATAGTCCAAAGCCCAAGTCTGAAGAACATCAATAGTATAATGCACATCAGCAGTATTGTTATTAACATATTCAACTTGATCGACAAAGGCATAGAACCACTTGTTCTCATAGTTGCTATTTTTAAAGCGAATATAGTTTGCATTATAAAGGTTGCGAATAGTAGCACCCTCAACAATAGGAGTGAGTCCAACTCTGATAACACCTCTTGTTTTTCTCTGATAGCTATTGTTTCCAATAGTCAGGATAACTCTTGTTTCCATCCAAGCGTTTTGAGCGGCCAGAGTATCCCAATACATTGTGTTTTCATAATCAGGGTCAAAAGGCACATTCAGGAATTGAACGGTTGTATCAGGCTGAATATATGCCATTTCATTCACCACCAGTTAAATTTAAATTATAACACAAGACTACACATGCTCCTCTGTAATTATCAGATTTAACTATTACATTGTTTGCTTCATTTGTACCCGCAATAATGTCGCTGTCAATTTGTGGAATCGGATACACTGGAATACAATACCATTCGCCGCTTGGCAATGTTCCCAGCGTGGTAACTGAGGATGTTAAATCCCCAGCTACCACAGTGATATTATTAACGGCTCCTAAATCTATTTTAGCCATTAATCAACGGGATACGGCGTATCATAGTCAGCATACAGATGACCGTTTTCGATGGAGAATGTCGGCGTAATTCCCCTCGGCCCTGTTGCGCCAGTATCACCTTTAGGGCCTGTCGGTCCTGTCGCGCCAGTGTCACCTTTCGGTCCAGTCGCACCAGTATCGCCTTTCGGCCCGGTAGGTCCAATCACGTTTCCAAGGTCTACTTTTGCCATTGTGTTTCCCTCCTTATAGTAGGCATAAAGCCTTCCATTTTCAATGTCTAAGTGGTCAACGGTTTGCAAATCTCCCACCCCCTCATTATAAGTAATTACCAAAGAATTGTTTTCAATTCTTGCATTGGTAATATTGAGTGGGAATCGAGTTAGTTTTTTGAGAGTGTAACAGTATCACCAACGTCAGCAGTAAGACTGAGAGTTGCGGTATAGGTGTCATCACCAAGCGTGGCCTGAAGTGCAAGGCTTGCACCCTCAAAGCTTGCAGGAACAATGAACGCACCATACGGATACACAGCAACGCCAGCCTGAGTAAGTGCAAGGGTCTGAACAAACTTGAGATTGGTATTTGCAAGAGTATCAACGTCAGTGGGAACAATGGCGATAACTGTACCTGCATCACTCGTGTCAATCGTCTGCACGGTATAGGCGATAGTAGCAGGATTGGTGGTGGTTGCGGAGTTGTCTACGAACACAACAGCGTTAGCGTATGGCGACATAGAAACTGTTTTCCAAGTGTGATAGAAGTAGTTCCACCGCAGTCCAGAAGCAACGAACTTTTCAGCGAATCGACTAAGGTTATCATAAACTTGAAACCATTCTTCATCCATGATAACAGCCTTAACATTTGCCATGAGTGCAAGTTCTGCGGCAGTAACTTCCTCAATACCATCACTGTTCTGACGGATAACCTCGAACCGATCATTGTCGAAATTCGTCCAGTCATCAATGAGGAACAGTCTGCCCATAAAGTCAGCCTTATCCATGTTAAAGGCGGCAGACAGAACGTCAACATCGAAGTCGGCGTTAAACTGAGCATCCATGAAGATAACCTGTCTATCCTTCGGTGTGGTATTAAGCACACCAGCGGCATTGTACTTGGAACTCATGAATGGGAGCATGTTACTAGTTCCACGGAAAGCTTTCGCCCAATTTGCAGGAGTAGAAGCATTAACAGGAACAGGAAGGAACTTGCCACCAGTTACGCTTTTAATGAGCATATACTTGAACAGAAGGAACTCATCATAATTTGCGGCGGTGTAAACGCTATCAACAATACGAGCAATGAGATCGGTGACGCCTTCAGCGGAGAGGAAAGCCATGCGAAGTTCTTCATCAGAAACACTGACAGGATAGATAACACGCCAGTTCATCACATGAAATACACTCTTTACATCAGGCTTATACTGTTTCAGTTCACGAGCTTCGGCCTTCTCCTGAGAGAACTCAAACACCTTAGCGATATTGACGAAAATCTCTTCAATAGATTCGCCATAATCGAGATAACCTTTCTTGAGAATCTCGTAGGGATTGTTGAAAGTAGCAGACTGAACTCTTACAATAGCAATACGGTTAACAAGAGCATTGATAAACTCGTTAGCAATTGCAGGTGTGCCATAAATAACTTCACCGACTTTCGGAATATCAGTTGCAGTTTCCACAGTAGGAACCTGATTCTGATATGCAAGGGAAGCGTTCTGCCGAATGACATTAAGAATGTCAACAGTAGAAGCATTAAGAGTAGAAACGGCAATTCTATGAGCCATTTTAATTATACCTCCTATTTAGTGGTAAATAGATCTTCAAACCTTCTCGGTTTTTCGGGTTCATCTTCTTCATCTTTAAAAGCGTCATCAGGTTTGCCAGTGAAGAACGCATCTCTGTACTTTTTTCTCCACTCTTCATCTTGTATTTTTAACTGCGTCTCAAGTTCTGTTATTCTTGTTGCACTATTATCGTTTCCAAGGGTATCAGAAACGTCCTGAACAAAAGTAAGTGTTTCATCGGAAGTATCGTCACCGATGATCGTTTGGAGCTGTGTCATGATTTCTTCTCGTGTGCGTACTGCCATTTTGCTTACCTCACAATCTCTTATAATGCGGTTTGAGATAGAATCCTATTTTAAACTTATCACCGTAATAGGTAAGATCTTCAACAGGTTTAGGAGTTGGCTGTCCTCCACCACCTTCAGGTGGTATAGGGTCAGAAGGGTCAAACGGGATTAAAAGGTCGTACCAGTGTCTTGCTATTGATGCTCTGTATTCTTCTACTGCTGGCCCTTGGTCACGAGGTCTTTCATAGTTATGAAGCCACGCTTTAGCAAGATATTCAGGAGAGTATTCTCCTGTTTTAAATTCTTCATAACTTATGTTATACCCATATGGAGTATCGGGGTCATAGTCGGCATATTGGTCAATGAACCTTAGCTGAGAATCACCATCAAAAATATTGCCTTGCCAATCTGTATAGTTTGGGCCATAACCATCATTCGCTTGTGCTTCAGACGAATTAATATATTTTCCAGATGGAGTGAACTGAGGAAAGCCGTAGCCATAACCCGGGCTTTCGTTTGAAGATGGAACGTTATCGCCTTCCCACCTCCACGGATTGTATCCAGACTCCGCTTCAATGTTACCATAAACAGCGCACATAGCTTGCAATGTCCAACCGAGAGAAGTCAGCAGATTATAAGTACAAATAGCGTTTTCAACTGCTTCACTACTTGATCTGTCATACGCGCCGTATGTTTTAGCGTGCCATTCTGCATCAGGAATCGGTGTCAGCATCTGAATCACCACCAGTTACAAACGTAATGTTTAGTGCACGATACTTGCTCAGGTCAATTTCAACTTCAAGTGTCTCAGTGCCAGTAATAAAGATCTTCTCAGGTTCCTCTTTAATTGATGACATATCGCCACTACAAAGGGCGTTCACGATTGACTGTACATTTTCGTAATTGTAGCCAGCTTTGGTAAGTCTACTTCTTCGGTCTGCTCCATTTCCCCATTTGCCAAGAATAACTTCAACTGCTACTTCCTGATTTGTTTTCATCAGTTTGTTCTCCCTTCTCTTCAGGATTGAGCTTTTCTTTCGAGAAGAATTTACTGAGAATATCGGCAAGAGCTGGATTCATAATTGCCAAATTCTCAACGATACTTGCTGTCTCCATAATCACAATATAGGTTGCGATACCAGCGGCGAGGGGAATTGAAGTTTTAATGTCTACAAGAGGGAACACCAGTTCACAAGTATATCCGAAAAGAACAGCCAAAATTTCTGCCAACTTGTGAAACAATCCCTTCCTCATGATCGAGGAATCGGCAGTTCCGGTGCTAAGTGCTTTCAGCCAGCCAGTACCAATGTCAAAAGTTATGAAAATGATGACAACAATCAGCGGTCCGACTTTCATGATTTCACCCCCTTTCATAACTTTTTCCTACTAAATATAATATCACACTTGATATTTTTTGTCAAGTGTGGTATTATATTAAGTAGAAAGAGAGGTGAACAGTTATCAGTTCCAAGTTTTACGATGGCACAAAACTGCTTTCATTAATGGACTTGAACGGAAACAAACCTGAGATATACATGGTTACGTCCAACAGAACGGCAGGGAAAACGACATTCTTTGGAAGGATGCTTTTCAACAGAGCAATCAAAAAGAACAGTAAGTTCATGCTCATTTATCGGTTCAACTATGAACTTGATAACTGTGCAGATAAATTCTTCAAAGATATTGGTCATTTGTTCTTTCCTGAGTACAACATGTTCTCACGCAGACAGGCCAAAGGAATCTACCATGAACTGTATTATCAGAAGGTTGGCGAAGAATTTCCTACTCTTTGTGGCTATGCTGTGTCATTGAACAACGTAGACCAGTTGAAGAAGTTCTCACATCTATTCAGTGATACAGAGTCAATGTTCATGGATGAGTTCCAGTCGGAAACAAATCATTATTGCTCAGATGAAGTGACTAAGTTTATCTCACTGCATACCAGTATTGCAAGAGGTAACGGCCAGATGGTCAGATACCTTCCGGTTTATATGTGCGGGAATCCGGTTACAATCCTTAACCCCTATTATGTAGAAATGGATATAAGCTCACGGCTCACCAAGAACACGCGCTTTCTAAGAGGTGAAGGCTTTGTTCTTGAACAGGGCTTTAATGAAGCGGCATCTAAGGCGCAAAAGGAATCCGGTTTTAATGCAGCATTTAAACGGAACTCTTATATTGGTTATGCAGGTGAAGCACGTTATCTGGAAGATGACAGCGCATTTATACAACAGGTTTCTGGCCGATCACGTTATCTTGGTACAATTAAGTATAAAGATACCAACTATGGGTTACGCGCATTTGACGAACTCGGTATCATATACTGTGACAAGAAACCGGATTCAACCTATCCATATAAGATCGCTGTCACCACAGATGACCACCAGATAAATTATCTGCTTCTCCGTCAGCATGATGATTTTATCATGAACATGCGATTCTATTTTGATCACGGCTGTTTCCGCTTTAAAGACCTTCAATGCAAGGAATCTGTGCTAAAGTTATTAACTTATTAGTGTATCCGCAACTGTCCTCAGCTCTTGTACGACGTGGGAGACACGGTTTGAACGTACCGCCACGCAACGTATGCCGGTTTTTGTCTACCGCTTGAGTTGTGCAGTTGTTATGGATATAATAAAACGAAAAGCCCTACTCATTAGAGCAGGGCTTTTTGTTTATAATGATTCGTTTTCTTTGTCTCTTAACCATGTGAGATATTTAAGCCAGCAACTTGCACAATTATTGCACCAATGGTCATGCGGTTTATATGGCACACAGCTAAAGCCTACCACGGCATGAACCATTTTCTTCATTGCGTTTGGTGACATTGTGTCTATTAGCTTGTCTATCTCTTCCAATTCTTTCCTGTTACTTGCCATTCTGTTTACCTCTTAATAAATCCCCATAGCAACCAACACACATCTTAACTGCTTTGTCAAGGTCACAATTAAATAAAACGCAGTAATGCCATTTACTCCATAAATATCTGCAAAAGAAGCATCTATAATATCCACATCCTTTCATGTTAAATTCCTGCGATATAGGTCGCGGCTTCATCTGCAACGTGTAACAGCCATGCCAACTTATTGTTTTCATACGCTTTGCTGACATTATCATACTTCGATGCATCCCAAGCTCCCATGTGATGATAAATAGCCATTGACTCACCGAAAGTCAAAGGTAGATGCTCATTAATATAGTAAACGCTTGCCGCTCCATGTGCACCAAACTGGTCTGCTTCAGGACTGTAAATATAACAAGGCACATTCTCCCAAATGCCTGTGTCCTGATTCTTCACAGCTTTTGTGCTTTTCTGATAAGAATTAATCTTGCATACATCATGGAAAAGAGTAACGATAGTTGCGGACTCTTTAAGAACAGAATTAGTCATGTCATAGTTGAAGATTGTTACCAGCTTCAAGAACTCAGTATATACTTCCAAACTGTGATCGAGCAAGCCGCCTTCATAGGAACCATGATACTTTGTAGAAGCTGGTGACTGAAAGAAATCAGTCTCACTTTCAAGCCAGACCATCAAAGAGGTAATGCCTTTGCGATGGATATTGGAGTAAGCAATATCCTCAAAAAGTTTCTTGGATTCTAATACTCCCATATAGCACCTCACAATGTACAATCGTTGTCTAAAGTGAAGCGCCAGCCTGTGTTGGGGCATCGACCTTTATTCGCAATAAAGCAACGCTTACAGAATTTCTTGTGGGAATCTGCTGGAAAATTTAAGGTCTTTTCCTTCTCAGAGTGATTCTTTCTGAATGTTGTGTTCTTCATGGTAAACTCCCTTCATAAATTAAAATCTGAATTGTTCCCTGATCTCATAGAGAACATCCTCAAGTACAACACCACCAGCTATTGTATGTGGCAGTAACTTCCCCGGAACTATTAGTCCAACTTTGAAATCATCAATAGTTCTTGTAGTCTGTAAAAATTCAAGTTCATCTTCTGTGTAATCAGTTGAAAGCAATTCTCTACAATCTTTGTCAATAACACACTCCTTTGTCTTTTCATTGAAGGATAACAAAAATAGTTCTTTGCATCTCTCTGGCATCCCTGCGCACTTAACATTCCAAAATTGTTCTTCGTCTGGTAAGGGCTTCAAGTTCTCGTGCGTTACGTGTTCTGCATAAGTTTTCTGCCTGACAAATATTGCATCGTCCCAGCATGATTCTAATTTCCAACAACAGAAGTCATTATCGTCAACCTTTATTCCTTTAATATCTTCAGGCTTTAGATTACAATGAATTGAATCTGTGTCTGCATAAATGAAACCAGCTTTATCTGGCCCATAGTAATTTTTCTGAGCCGCACGTATTGTGAAGTTTCTTGCATAACTTGTGATAGCAGAACCTATTGGAATATAACCAGGTTTCTTTTCGTTAGCATGTACAGTATAAAACCCTAAACTTGTGTCATCCCTTGGAAACGCAACCTTAAACGATGAATCAGGTGAACTTGCCATCTTCCCGTATAGGTTATTCAAGAATAGCTTTGCAAGTTCTCTTTTTGCTCCTTTGGAAGTCATCTTTATTTCTTTATATTTGTTAATATAGTCATCAAATATTCCAACATAAGCTCTAAAGTAACACCCGTCAAGAATTTCAAAGTCCTCAAGATTATAGTGATCAAGTATTAATCTGTAATCAGTTTCAGTCACAGTCATTGTCACAGTTGCAGGTTCAATGTTTCCGTCTAAGTCTTTATAATACTTTGCCAGTTTTTTACTATTCTTGATACTTATATCAGAAGATTTTAAACATTCATTTGACTTATAAAAGAAGCTACCCTTTATCTGAATAAATGGAAGATAGTTTTCTTTTATATAGAACCTCGTTCGAAACCTTACAAAGAAATAGTTTTCAGGCTTTTGCGCTTCATCTGGTATAAAGTTTCCTGACCAGAAAGTTGGTTTTCCAACAGGGAATTTGTTACCCGATTGCGAGTGCATCATTGAAGGATATAGACTATTAACATCTGCTGTCGTGCCTTGTTTAAATCGTTTATTGGTTTTTTCTGGTACTGCATAGCACCAGCCGCCTCTATAGGATTTACGAATGTACTCGCCAGCATTTGTAACTCCGAACGTATTCATGTCAATTAGTATCTCATAAAGGTTTGGAAGTGACTCGTCCATTTTGTAGAAGGGGGATACTGCTTTGTATTCTTCCATACAACAACTACCTATTGTAAGAGAAGTGTGTCCCTCTTGATACATTATTTCAAGTGCTTCTTTGACAACTAATACGTCATTTGCTATGTATTCTTTTTCTTCATCAGTTATCTCGCAACCAGCATATCTGTAACCTTTGTATTCCATGTCAAGCTTTTGATGCTTTGTCTTAAATCCTTTACCTATCTTCTTTACTGAGAATGGTAAAAGTTTTAGTGAATCTCTTAACTCTATATAGTTTCTGCCTGTTTTAATAATGATGCTGTACCATTGTCCCATATCTGATATGGAATATCTAAATGTTTCTGACTGCATCATTTGTCTCTTAACAAACGCTGTGTTTGACATGTCATTCTCGTCTACGTTTAACGCCTGTTGCATGTGCAGATCGTTTATGAGATATGATAACCAGAACTGACCGTCAAACTTCAAGTTGTGGAAATAACAAATGATGTTTTGTTTAAAGCTCTTCAGATAATAATACATATCGTCTATGGAATGAAAAATCTTTACGTCATCCGTATTTAATTCAACACATGCGGCGGCCCATACCTCAGTTTTTGTTTGTCCTTCATATACGGTTGTCTCGAAGTCCCCTACAAATACTCTCGGCCTTTGTGTTCTCATTCTTCATCTTCAAACCCCTTTGAATCTGCCAATGTCATAGGGCCGTCATGAAGTAACGAATAAATCTCAGATGAATTAAAGTAATCAACGTCAGGAGCATTATAAAAAGAATCAGAAGTTGTTAAGTATTCATTAATAGCATCATATAATTGCTGTAATAATGCACTATCTGAGAACTTAGTTGCGAAACGTTTAAGTTCTGATTCTGAGCTACTTATTCTGTCTAACTCTTTTAATATCATATCACCTGCTTTATTAATATTTGTAGTAATCCATTCTCTGCTTCTGGATGTGCGCTGTCTACCGCTTTTGTATGTAGAGTTTGAGACGATAGCTCTGTCTATTTCTTGTAAAACATACTGACGTATGTTATCAATTAAGTCTTTTGCTGATTCAAACTCACTAACCTCTTCAACACTATTAATGGTAGGTCTTAAATCCTCTGAGCCTGAAACATCAGTTACGGATTGTATAATCTGTTGAGACGCTTCTTCTGTTATTACTTCACCTGTGAACGGGTCAATAGCTTGGCCTGTTTCTTCGAGATAATCTTTTACACTGTCATACTGCTTTTCTTTTTCAATTAAATCGTTAATATCTATAGCATCTGAAGGCTCATAATAGTCTGAATAGTCGTACCAGTCATAATCGTTAGCAGGGTTTTCAACAACAGGTTGCTCGATTCTTGGTGCTTCATATTCGATTCTGTCTCTTGTTATTCTGTCAATTCGGCGCTCTGTCTCATATTTTTCGCGGGAATATCTAAGTCTTACGTTCCTTAAAGATCTAATTTCTTCGATTGCTCTCTTTGTAACTCTTGAGGGCATCTGATAGTAACCTTTTAGGAACTGACCATAATCTCCCTTGGCACGCTTTACAAGTTTATTCAGCTCGTATTGATATATTGCTTGGTTATTGGTAAGCTTGCTGAAATTCTTTATCTTCTTTTGTGCTGACTTTGGTATCTGGCTTTTCTGCGTGATGATTTTAGCCATAAGGTTCACCACCAATTAAAGATAGTAAAGCAAAAGAGTAGGGAAGTTAATCCCTACTCTTTTAAAAAGAAGAACTTAAACCATAGAGCAGGAGATGAAGTTCTTTCCAGAGTAGTTCTTGCTTGGGCGCTTGTAGCACTCAATCTGGTACTCCTCTTCAGGAGCTTCTACCTTCATGGTTTCGTAGATATCACTGAAATTCCTGAAGAACGAGTCACTTCCAGTGACATACTTGGTGCCTGCGGTGTCGATCACGAGATACTTCTTATAATCCTTGTCCCCCTTGGCTTTGTCATTGTGAATTGCCAGAACTGCGTAATCGGCAGGGGAGATGATCAAGGAATCAGTTTCGTCAAGAGCGGAGTCAATTCCTACGGCATTGCCAAGCTCTTTCATAGCGAGCTTTTCACGAACTGTGAAGTCACGGGATGCTTCAACAATTTCAACTTTGTAGCCTTTTTCCATTTTTGTAATCTCCTTTGTTATAGTTTGTTTAATTATTCAGCCAACGGCTGACGGGTCTGCGGGTCAAGCTGTACAGCGATTTCCATGAACTGATCAAGAGTCGTGCCATAGAGAGCAGACTTGACTTCGGCATCTGCAACCTGAATGAACTTGTAGTTGTCATCAGCTTCTACAAGCTTTTCGACACGCTTTGCAAGCTTGCGATCGTCACGATCATACTTGCCAGAGATCATCAGGGTTTTGCTTTCTGCTTCCGCCGTGGTTTTGTTGAAAACCAGTGCTTTGACGATGGTGGTTTCCAGAGTGCGCGTAAACTCGTACTTTCTTGCCATTGTTTTTTACCTCATTTCTTGTTATAGTTTGTTGTCCAGATAGGTTTGGCAGTCCTTCGGACAAGTATTATTTTACCATAAGTACACCCAAAAGTCAATATTACAGTTTTGCATAACGTCATGACAAACTGTAATACTTGCTCTCAGTGTACCAGTTTAGTGGTACACTGAAGCAAACTGTATAAGGTACATTCATGATTTCGGCTGGCGTATAATTTTTAGACAATATTCCTCTGCACTCTTTAAGTCAGCACATACATCCGGGAATAGGCAAGAATAACAATTATTATCTGCACGAGTACAGAGTTTTCTTATACCATTAGAGAAAACGTCAGCCATAACGAGAAAATAAGCTTCACGGTGGTTGCCTTTTAGTATTCTAATCATTGCATTTCACCTCCCTTCACGGTTTACTTCTTTGCGGACTCCAAAAGAAGTAAAAGTTTTGGATTTAGGAATTATGATCGTCTCAAATACATAGTTAGGAAGCTTTGGTACACGATTTGTGCGTTCCTTAGCTGTCAGCAGTTCTCCCTCAATTACTCCACGATCACAGCTGTGATCATAAGCATCAAATTTAGCTTTGAAGTAAGTCATGATTTTAACTCCAGTATAATATTATAGTTTAGTTCTACAACACATCTAAGTGATTGCACATCACATAGTTAGCTAATTGCTTAGGTCCCATTTCGCACATCTCTTGCGTGAAGTTTGAAATTACGTAAACAGTTCCAGTGGTATTCCTGCGCAGAAATTCAGTTTCCTTTAGCCAACCTCGGCGCGTTTTGTTTCTCAACTTCTGAAGTCCATCATTTCCGCATGGTACAATGTTACCATATTTCCCATAGGACTCAACAACAATTGCATACATTTTGCAGTCTCCCTTTAATAAATTTAATGATATCAGTTTCGACGAAGAATGTAAGCTAATAATACAATATAGCTTGCTATCATTGCAATTGGTACACTGTACAATTATTTCACCTCTTTCATTAGTTATTCTTTCCTTTTTTGGAAAGTGCAAAACATAGCAAGTTTTATTTGCTATGCTTTGCACTTCTCAAAAGAGAAGTGATTGCGTCAGCAAGCGCGCCATGTGTACACCGTTTCCGGATAATAACCGCTCCTTGAATAGTCATGAAAGAACGCGCTAATGTGCTTTGCACTTGCGGCGGTATAGCGGTAAACATACCGCAAAAAATCATAGCCGATGCCGGTATCACGGTCAATCGCCGCGACAATTGTCCCATAGGATTGCAAAATATAGAATGAATCGTAAATATAAACCTTGGCTTGACAAGAGCGTAATTGTTTTGCGACTGACCATGTTTCACTATTTGCATTGAAACGTTCAACAAATTCTTCAACTTTGGCATTAATAATCTGCTGTTCTGCTTTTTTCATGATTTTTATACCTCTTTCGTTTTAGTCTTGCCTTTTGACAAGCTGGAAAGAACACAACTTTTCAGTTATGCTCTTTCCAGCTTCCCAAAGTGGGAAGCGGGGGCCGATCACTGTTTATAATGAAAGTGGTCAACCATTGGACGGGAATACTGTTTGAAGTCCTCCACAGTCATGCATATTAACGATTCTACTTTGGTTTCTCCCATCACTTTAAGAAGCTTGCAACCGGTGGGAAGCTGTTTCTCCGCCGCTTTGAGAGTGCAGGCTGTGACCGTTTTTTCTTCCATCGAGTCTGTATTCTCGTTCCACACTTTCAAAGTGTAGCAGTTTGTCGAAACGGTCTTGCTGATCATGCCACGGTTGCTCTTGTCACGCTCTAAAAAAGCGGTGCCGTTAGCAATAAAAACATCCTCAGGGATACCACGAAGTTCCTCAATTGTTTCAAGGTCAGATACCTTGAGAACAATGCGCGATTCACGCGCGGCGTATGCCTTTTTGAAAGCATCCGCATCAAGTTTGCCATCAAGAGAGGCCTTGACGGTTTCAATGCTGTCGGATGCTTCATTGTAGAGTTTCACAGAGGCGGTGGTGGTGGCAAATGAACGGGTAATGTTTTTCATGATTTTTTCTCCTTTTAAAATAGTCTTGCCTTTTTGACAAGCTCAAAAGGAAACAAGCACTTGTTTGTTCCCTTTTGAGCTTCTCAAAATGAGAAGCTTTAAAACCCTAACACTCTTTTTTCTGTACCGTCTTCCATGACTTCAAATACTGTTGGACGCAACATATAATCTTTTTGATAATGCGCAATTAAAGTGTATATCTTGTTTACCTCGTTCAATGATGAGTGAACCGTTATAAATTCACAATTGCCTTTATTCTGTCCCTCTTGATAATAATGATGCATCGTGTACATGTTCAAACCGC